AAGTTATGAATCAGCTTTACCCAATCCTTTTGTCGCCGTGGCCGTAGCAAGTCCGGCACTTGTTGAAAGTGGTTTCGTGGCTGGCGATGGGAGTTATGTTCCTTTTTTGACTTTGACTTTTACAAAGCCCAGTAGTCCATTTTGGTTCAGGGGCCAGATTTTTGTTTCCACCGATGCCGGGGCCAGTTACACTTTTTATGGGAATGCAACTGATGGACTTGGTTATAGGATTGAAGCCGGGGCAGCAAATTACGAAGAAGGCAACACTGTTTATGCCAAGGTCCTATCCGAAAACAATAACGGAGCTGTTCAAAAAATAGCAGATGTGACAGCGATAACAGAATACGTTGACGGGAAAAAAATACTACCATCCAATGTCACAGGCTTTTCAGCCTCACAGATAGGCGATATTGTGATTTTTGTTGCAAACAGACCGTCACAAGGAACAGATGCAGACTTTTCACACTTTGAGTTAAGGCAAGGGGCTTCATGGTCAGCATCTCAGTTAATTTCAACTTATACTCAGACTAAATATCCGTTGACAGATTTCACAGCAGGCACAAAAACATATATGATAAAAGCTGTCGATACGTCTGGAAATAAATCACTTACAGAAACGCAAGTTGTAATATCTCTGACAGCACCATCAACTCAAAATATTTTTTATTCACAAGAAAAAATAAACAGAATAGAACAAGGCACTGCATATCGGGTGGCACGAAATTACAAGTCAGCAGCAATAGCATACATTACCTACAATCAAGACATATCCCACCGATTAGCAGAGGGAACAGCGTTTCAAGTTGCAAGGAATTATGTTTTTGAATATGCTTATGGTTTTTTTGTCGACGGCACTGAAACAATGGACGATGCACCGGCTGAAAAAATGGATGATTCTGGAACAGATAGGATGTGGACTCCAGGGTATGGTACTGGGTATTTTGAAACTGAGGCAGCCGATGTCGGGTTGGTGTCTGGAAAAATTTACCTTGATTTAATTACCACTAAATATGATGGTGCTACAAAGGCTATGCAATATAAAACATCAACTGATGGGGTAACATACGGATCATATGCTTCATTCACAGATGGGGTTTTCGGGAATTTCAGATATATAATTTTTAAGATAGCTATAACTATTGACCGGGCGAGTTACCCTGAATCAAATATGAAAATATGGGGATTAAGGGTAACTATAAATAAGGCTGATTCTTTAGGTGCAGGTTTTTTTATTGATGGCACTGAAAAAATGAGTGATAGTTTAACAGATACAATGGATGATTCCACCACGGAAAGAATGTGGACACCCGGATACAATAACGGATACCTAATAACTGAAGCTGTTGATGTCGGCCTGGTTACTGGAAAAGTCTATCTTGATTTGATCACAACTGGATATATCGGGGCAGAATATAGCATTGAATACAAAACATCAACTGACGGAACAACATATACGGGATTTTCATCATTTCCAAATGGAGTTAGTGAAACCTTCAGATATATAATTTTCAAAATATCCCTTTCGGTTGGACTGGTAAATTATCCACAAAGCAATATAAAAGTAACAAGTTTATTGCTCTCAGTTGATTTACCGACAATAACAAATACAGGAGCTAATAAGACAGTCGGGGTTGGCGGCACAACAATAACCTTTGACACTCAGTATGTTTCAGCAAGTTCGATAAGAATAAAAATAAATGTAGTTTCAGCAACGGCATTAATATCCACGCATGAATTGAAAACTATAACGAATTTCAAGGCTCATGTTTTTGATACGGGTGGTAATAACACGGGCGGCGTGATAGACTATGAAGCAACAGGATTTTAAGGAGGTATAAAAATGGCAGCAAAAACATGGGCGTTAACCACGCCGGCAGACGATGCACTAAAGAATACAGTTCCGAATCTTATCAGGGATGTTAAAGAACATATCCAAACGGCGGCGGGGTTTTATTCAGAGGCACAATCAACGCCTGATCTGACAATTGCAATATACGCAGGAGTTGTGTATTTTGGAACAACAAAAATTGAATATGCCGGCAGCGGTGATGTTAATCTTGGAACAGCCGGAGCTTTTGAAACAACTGCTATAACAGCAGATTATTACAATAAAGTTCTGTTCACAATCAATTCAAGCGGTACTATTGAAATGACGGAAGGGACTGCAAATGCTACTTTGGGAAGTGTGACCGCTCCCACAATACCAGCCGGTAAATTTCCAATTTGCATGATATCTATCCAGGACGATGGTTCAGCCACAGCCGGAACAATATTAACGATTGAGCAATCTGAGATAACACAACTTCAAGGTTTTGGAAGAATACACGGAGGGATTGATACTTTAATAACCAGCATGACTAACCTTGATGATAACGGAATACCTCACGCAGCAATCTCGAATTTCGGAACCCTATTCCCCACCCACTTTGAACGAGCAACCCGTCCCGCAAGGTCAGCGGCAGATACCATAACAGTGTACGCCGGAACAGTGATAAACGTAAACGAGAAAATCTTTACAGTAGCTTCTGACACACCGCTTGAGCTAAATACTAATGGTTCCTGGGACACCGGCACAGCCTTAAACGATGCAGCAAGGGCAGGAAATGACTATTACGTTTATGCTTGTGATAACTCAGGTACCCTTGCTTTACTTGTCTCTGCTAATAGCACAACCCCAACTGGATATACAACGGATACAAGCCGTAAGATAGGTGGCTTCCATTGTCTTTGCGTTGCTGTAGGAACTATTGCCGGACATACTTTAACAGACTTTACCCAAGGAGATATTCTACCAACAACAGTTTGGGATCTCAAACATAGGGCAAAAAATGGGATACAGACTGGTAAGTATTTCAGCCAGCGCATACAAAAATGGGTATATATTTATTTGCAATCAGGGACAGGAGTAAATTCAACGTCAGTCAATGGTGGCACGATTACCGATACAAGAGCGTACTGGGATCATGCGGCAGATGCCGCCGCAGTAGGCGAAAGATTGCTCTGGGACTATGAATTTACCCAAGTTGCGTTAGGTGTGCAAGAAGGTGTCTCTATATTAGGTGCGGCTGATCCAGTAACAACGGGTGGGCATCTCGACGCAACAAGCCGCCGCAGCATATCTAATGACGGCGCGGAGGATACATGTGGTGTAGTATTTCAGTGGTGTGCAGATGTGTATGGCTCATCAAATGCGCTGCTCGCCGGAGGCAATTGGTATTATGGGGCGTCTTCCGGTTCGCGGTCTCGTGTTTCGACTTATGCGCGTACGATTGCGACTTACATTATCGGTGGGCGCTTCGCGTCGGAGCCCCTCTAGGGTTTGGTGCACAAGAACATGAAAAAATGGTGGCGCGTTACGCGTCATAACAGGCTGGAAGATCATAGTGATGCGCTGCTCGCCGGAGGCAATTGGAATAATGGGGCGTCTTCCGGTTCGCGGTATCGTAATTCGACTAATGCGCGTACGAATGCGAATAACAATATCGGTGGGCGCTTCGCGTCAGATACAGGAACTGGACAAACTCCTGGCTGGATTTTTTGGCCTTGTCTCTGGTTTCCAGTGGCAAAACACAAGACGGAGGTTGCCGGTAGTTAGTAGCGCAAGCGAACGCTATCGGAAACACATTAAAAATGAAAAGACACGGAAATTTATTTAAGGAAATAGTTACAACCGAAAATATTCATCTGGCCTATTGTAAAGCCAGAAAAGGAAAGCGTCGGCAAAGGAAGGTGCAGGCTTTTGAAAAGAATCTGGATGATAATATTAAAAACATTAGTAAAAGTTTGATTGATAGAACTTTCCAGACATCAGAATATCGAACAAAAATAATACACGAGCCAAAAGAAAGAACAATATTTATATTACCATTTGCACCTGATCGTATCGTGCAGCACTCTTTAATGAATATCATCGAACCGATGTGGGACAAAATGATGATACACAATAATTTTGCTTGTCGGGTCGGTAAGGGTATCCATGCTGGCAGCAGGAAAACAATGGAATATGTTAGAAAAAATAATTACTGTCTAAAGTGTGATATTTCTAAATTCTATCCGTCCGTGGATCAAGATATTCTATATGATATTCTTCAGCGAAAAATAAAATGCGCTGACACGCTATGGTTAATTCAGGATATTATATACAGTTATCCTGGAGGGAAAAACGTCCCAATCGGTAATTATACCAGCCAGTGGTTCGG